TATTGATTATTTTTCTCCTAAAAATGGCATCATAAAGAAAAGCATAAAAATAAATTGTAATTCTGAAAAAGAACATAATAAATTATTGGATAAAATCTCAACTCAAAAAAATATATTTATTACTGAATTATCATCCATTAATAACAAAAATAAATTTAAAAAAGTAAATAAAATAGATATTGGGTTATGTGAAAAGGATATAATTAGTTATAGGAAAAAGCAAAAGGGGGCATTTTATAATTGTTTTGCTTTAATACTTAGAATAAAATATAATAATAAATTTAGAGAAGTTCATGTAAAAATATTTAATACCGGTAAATTAGAAATACCGGGGATCCAATATGATGAACTATTAACTATAACATTAAATAATTTAATTAATATTCTCCATCCATTTGTTGAACAGGAAATCAGTTATAATGAAAAAGATATTAATACTGTTTTAATTAATTCAAATTTTGCATGTGGATACTTTTTAGATAGGTTTAAACTTTTTCAGAAATTAAAATACAAATATAATATTCAGGCTTCTTACGATCCTTGTTCTTATCCAGGAATTCAATGTTTATTTTATTATAATTCTAGAAATAAAGAACATAATGGTGTACATTTAGAAGATGAAAAATATGATTGGAGGAAAGTATCGTTTATGATTTTTAGAACCGGGAGCGTTTTAATAGTAGGAAATTGTAATAAAATAATTTTAAATATTGTTTATAAATTTATTAAACAAGTCCTAAAAAAAGAGTTTAATGAAATATTTATTAGTATAAATGAAACAAAAAAGAAAACCCCTAATAAAAAATTACGTAAAAAAATAATTAAATTATCTATTTAAAAACCAATTAATAAATTTTAATGGTGTAAATGAATTAAATATTGTATCAAATTCTTTATCTATTAATTTTAATTCTATTTTTTCAGTAGTTATTAACTTCTTTTGGTTTAAAATTTTCTTAGAAAAAAGATTAGAAATATTTAAATATTTACATTCATCATTTAGATTTTTTAATTTAATTAATTTTAGAAAATAGTTAATTATCTTACAACATTTAATTTTATCATCAAGAGATTTTTTTGATTTAACTATTTTATCTTTAACTTTTGAACTCATATTAATTATATACATAACATAACTCATTTTTTGATCTCCTTTTATATTATCATTATCATATACTGTAATTATAATCTCATTCATAATTTCAGAAAAATTACTTAAATATTCCAGTTTTTTTTTATTTACATCCTCCAAACAAAAATTTCTCCTTACTTCATTATTAATATTAAATATTGTTTTTTTATATACAAATAGGGCTGCATCTTTGGAATTAAGTTGTAAATAAGAATGATTTTCATTACCTATCTGACTTATAAATTCTATATAATAAAGATACGACTTCTTACAATGATGTACCACTAAATCAAGATTATTAGTATATAATAAAAGAATATTAAATATATGTTTTAAACAATCTAGTCCTCTTTTAATGATAAAAATATAATAAGTATAATCAGGAACTATAATATTTTCTCCTGCATGAAAAAGATATTCTTTAATAATATTAAAATAATTTAATACTATTTCTTCTTCATTATTAACCAAAACATTTTTATAATTATGATCTACTAATAAATTAAATTCATCCATATAATTTATCTAACGAAAAATAAATTTATTTTAGAACTTATTTTTTGTTATTTGTATAACTTATTTATTTGTTAAATAAGTATTTAAAGATTTAAACAAAATTTACCATATAACATGTCTGAAACCTCATCAACAGAACAATCAACAAATTATAGACTACCCACAAGCACAACATTACAACATTGTGCTAAACTCGGAATAGTAGAGGATAAACCAATTATGTTTGATTATTGGACATCTAGTTGCGATAAAGATGTCTTAATTGGTGTTCGTGAAAGCGGTGAAAAACTTTTAGTTAAATCAGAAGAAGAATATACAAGTCCTGTTTCTAAAATTTACAAGGTTGAATCTGAATACATTATCATCACAGAAAATTCAATATATGTTGTTTCAGCCGATATCCCCACCAAACGTATTTCAAGTTGAATGAATATTAAATAAATAATGTATTGACACATTATTTATTTAAAATAATTGTAAATTATATTTTTTTTATAAAAAATGTTTTATAAAATTTCTTTTAATTTTTCTACCTGATCACTAGTTAAATTTTCTGGGAACACAACATTAAATCTAATAACTAAACTTCCTTTGCGTCCATTTCTTTCCATACCCATTCCTCTAATTTCTTTTTGATAATTAGGTTTAATTATATTTTTATCTTCATTGTTAATAGCATAGGTTTTATCATTTAAAAATTTAAACTCAAATTTAAAACCAGTCAAAGATTCCTTTAAAGAAATATTTTTATCAAAGAAAAGATTTAAACCATTACGTTTAAAAATATTATCATTACATACTTGTACATGTACTTTAATATCTCCTTTATTTGTATCACTTATAATATTACCCTTATTTTCTATTTTAATTATTTCTCCTGAATCTATCCCCTTTGGGACTTCAACATATATCTTTTCTTTTTCAATAGTTTTAGTATTATTTGACATAATCCATCGCTCTATTTCCAATGGATGATTTACACCATGATATGCATCTTTTAAACTAATTGTTATTTGTTTTGATATAACTGGAGGTTTTTGAGGCCCACTAAAAACGGGTTGTCCATTTCTAAATATCCGAATATTAGGCATGCCCGGATGCATTCCTTGCATACCTGGGTGCATACCCGGCATTCCAGGAAATCCTCCGCTAAATATACTAGAAAATAAGTTATCCATATCTGGTGGCATACCACCTCTCATAAAAGGATTTCCCTCTTCATTTCCTGTCATATCATAATTTTTCTTTTTTTGCGGGTCACTTAACACTTCATATGCTGTATTTATTTTTTTAAACATCTCTGAATCACCCCCTTTTCTATCTGGATGATGCTTTAAAGACATTTTTCTGTAACTTTTTTTAATATCATCAGGAGAAGCGTTTCTATTCACACCCAATATACTATAATAATCCATTATAACTATATATATTTAGTATATCTTAAACTAATTTAAATCTTTAATACTTAAAAATTACATTTTATTAAATATATCATGAATACACCATATTTAAAAAAATATCAACCAAAATTTTATAAAGATTTTACTATTGATAAAGAATATATTGAACTTTTAAATATTATGAAAAAAATAGATAATCTTAATATTCTACTTGTTGGCGACCCCGGTTGTGGTAAAACATCCCTTATTTATGCCAGCATACGAGAATATTACCAATTAGAAAAAATACCTAATCAAAACATAATGCTTATAAATAATTTAAAAGAACAAGGTATTCAATACTACAGAACTGAGGTGAAAACATTTTGCCAAACACCATCTTGTATTAGTGGAAAAAAAAAATTCATTGTTATTGATGATATCGATCTTATTAATGAACAAAGTCAACAGGTTTTCAGAAATTGCATAGACAAATATAATCACAATGTTCATTTTTTATGCTCATGTACAAATACACAAAAAGTAATTGATAGTATTCAATCAAGATGTGCAATTATTAAAATAAAACCAATTCAAAAAAATATTTTAAAACATATATTAAAAAAAATTAAGAAAAAAGAAAATATAATTATCGATGATGAAGCAGAAGAATTTGTTTTACTAATATGTAATAATTCAATTCGTTTATTGATTAATTATTTAGAAAAATTTAAACTAATAAATGAAGTTATAAATTTAGAGAAGGCAACAAATATTTGTACTAATATTAGTTTTTATGAATTTAAAAAATATACAAATAGTTGGTTGATAGAAAAAAATCTTGAAAGTGCATCAAATACTATTTTAGATATTTATAAAAAAGGATACTCTGTAATTGATATTTTTGATACATATTTTAACTTTATTAAACTTAGTAAAGATATCAATGAAGAACTAAAATACAAAATAATAAAAATTATTTTAAAATATATATCTTTATTTTACACATTACATGAAAATGAAATCGAACTTATATTTTTTACAAATGACTTATTTAATCTATCGTAATACATTATTATATTTTTATAATAATAATATATACATGAGTCAATTAATACAAAATAAATATGAAAAGGAAGAATTTTATGAGTTTTTAAATAAATATTGTAATTTGGAAAAAGATAAATTAATTTTTAATAAGGCTGCATTAAAACGTGCTAAATTAGAAAAAGCCGTTCAGCCATTATGTGAAAATCTAAAAAATTATTATTTTCCATCTAAACATTTTTATTTAGAACGCGAACCTCTATACAAAAACATTGCAACAATTATTCGCCAACTCTGTAAATATCTACATATTCCTTATACCTCAAGAATTAAATATTCTAAATCTAAATATGAAATTGTTTATATTATTTTCCCAGAGAAATAAGGATATATTTAGAAATATCTGCGTTTGCTTCTAAAATTTGTTGTTTATTTAATCTTGTAAACCATCCATATTTAGAGCGTTTTAATATTTCTACAGAAGGTAAACAAATGCAGTGTAGCGAACATAAACAAACTTTTACTGGTGTTTCTTGTAACCAATGGTCTACAAGAATTACCTCATCTTCCTTATCTTTAACTCCCAATGATTTACCACATACTAAATTGCACTTTTGTTGTTTTACTAAACTTAATAAAAATTTATCCAATTCTCCTTCTATTTGAGTAGCACTACTATGATCACGAGAGGTCACTATTTCAACATGTTTAACATACTCTTCCATCGATTTACTGTTTTTCCTACAACCCATAAACTTATGTGTCGGGAAAAATCTACTGTATGTACTAGTAAGATTTCTATTTACAAATTCACCCACAAACATATCACTCGTTTTGAGTTTTGCCTTGTAAATATCTACTAAATCTTTCATAACAACTGTAGTATTAGGTACCAGCATACCACCATACTCATAAAGTAATTGCCCCAATGCTAATTTCCTTACATTATCTCGTACAGGACTTGATAATTCATTGAGGTTTATTGTCCAATTTTTTAATAGTTTATTGAAACTATCATCATCAATAATACAAATATTAAAACTTTTTCCACAATATTTTATGATTGATTCAATGCATAAATAAATATATGGTTGATTTAAATTTTTTGTATTTCTAGAATAATAACTTTCCCAATTTCTAGCATTAATATCATAAGTATTATGAATCCATAATATAGGTTTTCTATTAAACCCATCACCTTCATTTAATAAATATTTTCTTACTAAACTATATTTATCTAATTCTTCATCTCCCCAATATTTTTTTTTATATCTATCAAAAAGAATTCCTAATGTTGTTAATATAATAAAAATCACACCATATCTAACAATGTTCATTTATATATATTATTAAATAAATTATTATGAATAGTTTATTTAATTATTTTTTATGAATAGTTATTTAATTATTTTCTAATTGCATTAAATTTGACCACCATTTATTATTCGTTTTACTTACTTCTTCATCACGTTTTAACATACTAAAAACTCTATTTGTTGTCTGTTTTTCATTCATATATTTTCTATCTTCCATCAACTTTTTAGATTGAGAAAGTGAAATCATGGATGGGTTTGTCGATTCTCTATGTCTTTTATAACTCTCCACATTTGCAAATTTCTTTTTATTTTCATAATCTTTATGAGTAACCGGGACAACTGTTACTGTATGAGCCTGTTTTAAATCCTGGTATTGTAACCTGCTAAACATTGTACTATCATAATTATCTATTTTATCACGACTTAAATTATATCCATTATCGCCTGTTGCATCATATATATCTTTATGCACTACTAATGCCTTTGCATCTTCCTTTTTTTTTTCAAAAAAAGTATTCATATCCCTCTTATTATGAATTTTTTCTGTTTCGATATTCTCATTTGATTTAAACCATGAGCCATATCCTTCATCGTCTTCTTCGTCATGAAGTTTAACTTTTTCAAACATATCATTAAACCAATTGTTAAATTCTTTAGCCGATTTTCCATTTAATTTTTTATATAACAATTCTTCTTTTTGTTTCTCATTTAATGAACCTTCTAAATCTTCATACTCATACTTCTTATTTGTATCAAGATCCTGCCTTTTCACACGAAAATTATATATTGTTTCACACATTTTGTATGCTTTCAAAAAAAACATAAATACTTTTTTATCTAAACCACTTTTGTCTGGATGTGTTTTTAATGCTATTTTTTTTGCCTTTTTTAAACCTGATTGGTCAAAATTATAATCTAATCGAAATAAATCTAATAGATCCTCTAAAGAATAATTATTTATATTTAAATCAAAACCGTTCATCTTACTATATTTTAAGGTTTTATTTTGACCATTTTAATCTAAATTATATATAAGTATGGCATATCAACCTTTAAGTAAATTAATTTCACAACCCCCTACTATAAAAGAATTACATATAACTACTGATAATTGGCCAAAGGAAAGAAGTAGGTTTGGTAATATGGTAAGAGATCCTCAAGATCCTAATTTTAATTGGTGGTTTTGGTGCGGAATTTCAAACAAACAAGGATTATTAGATTTGGTAAATGATTATAAACAAGCGTCTGGTTCATTATTGCATTTTAAAGATATGAAAGAGGAAAAACTTAAAACATGGTTTAAAGATAAAATAAAAAACAAGGTGCACAAACAAATTATGATAAATTCTATTATTACCATTAATGTAGATACACCTAGAAATGCCCGTAATTTTAAAGATATATTTAAAAGTGAAGAAGTAATATCAAGAATTTTATTTACTATATTTTCACAGAGGTACATTTTAATGGAAGGTTATAGTCAAACTGATATGTTTACATTACAGTTAGTAACACTTATAATATCGCATATAAATTCCAAACAATTAGATATATATAATACAAAACTTAATTCTTCAATATTAAAAGAAACTTTGGTTTATTCTATTCTAACCAAATTATTAGACCTTAAAATATCATCATTATATATATTTCCTAGTACTATAAGAATTGATAATAAAACTGATGTTGATATAGTTAAAGAAAAAAATAAGAATTTTCATTTGCATGATTTTTTTCAATTTCTTTTTGCCACTATGTTTTTAAAATTTTTAGAAGATAAAGAACTTAAAACGGATCTATTATCACATCCTCAAAAAAAACAAATTTTTTCAGGAATGTGTGAAGCATTTCGCCATATGTTATGGTCTCCTAGGCATCCATTTTTAGTAATTGAAAAATCGGATCCATTTGAAAAACAGTCTAATAAAAAAACAAAAACGAATAAAAATACCAGTTATGAAAAAAATATTCTTACAATTATAGGTAAAACATTAGTAGATAATGATTTAATTACATATATGATATATATGATTGCTTATTTTTGTCAATATTTAAAAAAAACACACGTTGATAATTTTAACTCTCCTGATGGTTCACAAAAACATCCGATGGAAGACATAATGTTTTATGCTCACCCAGTCAGTAAAAAACTAATTAATACTTTTTGGACTAAATCTATTCCAAAAACAAAAGTAGCAGAAATAAGAAATTTTTTACTTAAAAAACTTAAACGATTAGATGGATCATCTTACACAAAATTGGAAGAAATTATTAAGTTAGCAAAAAGTAAGCAAACAACAAAAATTTATGACGATCATTCACCTGTTTTATTTAAATTTCCCAATAAACTTTTAAAACCTAGTGCTTCAAAAAAGAGAGGCGGAAGATTTAAAAAAACTATCAAACAACGTCGTCATAAACGTAGAAAGACACTTAAAAGATAACTTCTTTTAATTTGAATTAATTGGTTTAACTTTTATAGTATATAATTGTTCAGGGGGTTCATTTAAATGTGGATACAAATCATAATTAGGATAATCATTCCACATGCAAAACACTTTACATACTACAACAGACAACATCGCAAATAATAATGTCCATAACCAAAATTCTCCAGAATCCATATAGTAAATAGTATAACTATATCTTTATAATATTTACTTTTATTATTTAAAGAATTAACACTAATATTTATTAACAACATCATAATGCATTGGATATATGTATTACAATGTGAAGATAATGTAACTTATGTAGGGGAGACAAAACGGCTTTTTACACGTTTGAAAGAACATTGCAAAAAACACACTGGTTCAGTAACAACTCATTGTGTAAATCCTGAAAAAATAATAGGACTTTACCGTTTGGAAACAGGTACTAAAAAAAAAGCACTAGAATTAGAAAACACTATTGCAGAAATGATCATGCAAAATAAGGGAGAATATTTTTATAAAGTATTTGGAGGAAAATATCATGTAGGGTTTAGACCTGATATAAATCCTGTTAAGGATAAAGAATTTTCAAGACCACTTTGCAATTGTAAAATGCCTGCAGATATTAAAGAGTTTAATGATAAAAAATATTGGAGATGTTCTAAAAAAAACATTTGGAATAAATTAGAAAGTTATGTAACTGATAAGTTAGATTTCAAATTACAAAATACATGCGAACCTTGTAATTTTTATAAAAATGTGTAAATATAATACATATATGAAGTAATTTTATTTGTAAAAATAAAAAAGTTACTTACAAGTATGGTAAGAATAGTAATAGCAACGATGGTTAAAGATGAAGAAGACATTGTAAAAGAATGGGTAGAATATTATGGTGAAATATTTGGATATGATAATTTATACATAATAGATAATTATTCTACAGATAAAACATATGATATTTTAAAAAGATATGTGTCAAAGGGAGTTTGTTTAAATAGAGTAAAAAAATATAAAAATAAGGGAGATTTTATGACACTTATAAAAAAAAATGTTGAGTGCGATTTTTTTGTGCCAGTAGATATAGATGAATTTTTAGTTTTATATGATAAAAATAAAAATCAAGCCTATTGTAGAAATTTATTAGAGTATTTTAATACAATAATGCAGAAATATCCTATGCAACTTTTATTTAAAACTGAATTTATATTTCCAATTAAAACAAATAATTGTAAGAAAATTTTAAAACAATTTACTCATGGACACATAAATAATAATATGAAAAGATTTGCTAAAACTTTTATACAAAATAAAATAAAAAACAATATTTTAATAGATCACGGAAATCATATTTATACTAGTAATTACGTGAACACAAAATTATACTTAATACATTATACAAAAAGAACAGATTCGCAATTTAAAAAAAAAATTATAAATAATGTTACAGGATTTAATTATGAAAAAAATGTTATTAATTTAAAAAATAAACTAAACATTAATCCTAATTTACCAGGACATCATCATGTTAAAAAGTATATTAGAATATTAGAAAATCCTGACGTTGATTATACCCCCAAAACACAAAATATAGATGACGCAATGGTCAATTTAAAAAATATTATAGACTTTATTTATAAAAAATAATTTTATTTTAACTTATTATAACTGCTAGTAAAAAATTCTTTTAAATCATCATCCGCACCACCCACACATATGTCTTCTATCTGCCCATTTATTAAACACAATGTAGTAGGATATGCCTTCACTTTCAAATATCGAGCAATATCACCACTTATATCTACATCAAACATTAAAAATTCAAAATCTAATCCCTTATTTTTTAAAACTTTTAAGTAATCCAATAATATAGGTTTTGTTCTTTTACACGGACCACACCATGTTGCCGTAAAATATAAAAAATATCCTTTATTAGGCTTTATAAAATTTTTAAATTGTGTTCTAGTTTTAATATCAGAAGACACATTAATTTTTTCTATATATTGTTCCAAAGACATTATACTATATTTATTCTGTTTCTTTTAAGTTTTTTATTTTTCTTACCTTTTTTGTAAAAGATAAGAAAATTGAATGGGTTTGATGATATAGATATAGTATTATTCTAACCCAATACTTATATATATATATATTCAAAAATGTCCAAAACACAAACTCCCAATATTGTTATCGCTGGTTTCACAGGAGACCGTTCTGGTTCCATGTGTAGTATGAATAATGCACCATCAGATGGTCTATTTTCATGGATTAATGACCAAAAGAAAAGCATAAAAGATAATTCACAAGTAGGAAAATTATTTGTCAGCACTTTCGATGACGAACATGATATTCGCATTGACGGTGAAAATATTACAGATGTTAATGTTACACTAGAACAGTGCCGCGAATGGATGAAACCTAGAAGTATGACAAAACTCTATGATAGTGCTATTGATGATCTAGAACGTCTTATTCAAGCAAAAACAGATTATGAAAAGAATATGCCTAGAAGTTTGAAAGCACTCGACCCTAAAATTGTAATCGTATGGGCATGTATGACAGATGGTGCTGATAATTCATCTGTCCATAAAATGGAAGATTTTAAAAATAAAGTAAAAGAAGCACAAGATGTCCATGATATAAAATGTTTCTTCCTAGGAGCAAACCAAGATGCTGTTATGACTGGACAAGAGTATGGATTTAAACAAGATTGCAGTTTGACATTTGGATCAACTGCTCCTTGTGCTGGAAATGCTATGAGGTCTGTTGGACAAGTTATGAGACAGGCAAGTAGTGGTTCTCAAGAAGTTGGATTTACCCAAAGTATGAGAGTATCATCTGCTCCACCACCTTGTCCTCAATCTATTCCTCTGCAATCAACACAAACACTATCGTTCGGACGCCGCAACTATTATAACTCTCTTATGAGGACAAATCAAATACATCATTATCCTCCATCATCACTTAGACAACCTGCTCAATTAACTCGTTCATAAATTATTGAAAAACTCATTTGACTTAGACTCTTTATTTATATTTATATGTTGTCTTACAATATTTTTTAATGTATCAATATCTAAATAAGGCAATATAATATGGCTTTCCCATATATATTTACAAAAAGACCATTCTAATTGCAAATTTTTTGTATAACAACTCGACATTTCTTTCAATATCTTTTTCTCCAATGTTCCTAACAAATAAAGGCTTTCTCTAGGTAAAACATACGCTAATTGTGTCAACTCATGTACATTCTCGTCTGATTTTTCATGGTTCTTAATAAATACTGTGTTAAATCTTGGAACATACTTTTTCAAATCTTGAAAAAGAGGCGGATAATTATATTTATAATGCCATGTCCAATCAATACAACCAAATGAATAATAATTAATAACCCATTCCAATCCTTCCAGATAATTAGTACAAATATTTTGTTTTAATTTTCTCGTTTCTGTTTGTAAAAATAGTTTTGTATAATACCTGGATTGCCAAAAACTTTCATATGGATTTATATAAAGTTCGGTTGTTCTATTTTTAATAGGTATATGCAAATATTTCATTTTTTTTTCATCATCTGTTGTATTTTTAAATACTCTTTTTTCCCATTTTTCTCTTATCTTATATTCGCTCATTATATTTTCATATTCGTTCTCTGCCAAATATGATATT